CCGCCAAGACCATCCTCTTCGGCGACATGGATTACTACTGGATCGCTGACCGTGAAGGCCGGAAGTTCAAACGCCTGAACGAGCTGTACGCCCCGACCGGTCAGGTGGGTTTCCTGGCATCCCAGCGTGTGGACGGCAAGCTGATCCTGCCGGAAGCTATCAAGGTTCTTCAGCAGAAGGCATAAAGGGATCGCGGGGGTTGTTCGTGTGAGCAGCCCCCGCTCCTATTGGAGGAATGAGTATGAGTGATACCTACAACACCCGGAACTATGCCGCACATGGCGGCGGCGAATGGGTCATTGGCGGCAAACTGACCGTCCTGGAAGGCGCGACCGTGGAAGGCTTAACCGCCACTGCCGCGCCTGCCAGCTCAGATGCTCTGGGCGGCATCAAGGCCGCGGCCAAGGCAGAGACGGATACGGTCGAGGCAAAGATTGGTGAGGACGCCAAGCTCTATGTGCCCGCCTACCCTGAAGACTACGTCCTTCCTGCTGCAACGGCGGATGCCCTGGGCGGCGTGAAGCTCGCAGCAAACCAGGTCGACAGCGCGGCTTCCACCATTGCGGGCTTGAACGTCGAGTTCAACGCGCTCCTGGCTAAGCTGAAGGCCGCCGGTATCATGGCGCCTGATGCGTAAAGGACGGTGAGAGCATGATCCTGACGGTGGAGGAAGCGAAGGCGCATCTGCGCATACAGCATGAAGAAGAGGACGCATACCTGGCTTCACTCCTCCTTCAGGCGCAGGCTGTCGCCGAGGACTATTGCAGGGTGACCTTTGATGAAACCGCACCACAGGCTGTGCGCCTGGCTATGCTGCTCATGGTCAGCCACTATTACGAGAACCGCGACAACCCGGATAAGCAGGTGTACGTCACCATGCGAATGGCGTTTGAAAACCTGCTCTACCCGCACCGCAATGCGGACCTTATGTTCTAGAGGAGGTGAGGAAGAATGCGCGGTTATAAGAATTTCGAAAGCGACCCGCATCCAGGCGACCTCCGGAATCTAGTGGAGATCGGGTATACGGAGAACGCGATCAACGAAAATGGATATCCCAATCCGACAGACGTTGTGGTTTGCAGGGTTTGGGCGTCCACGATTGATGCGGGCAATCAGCACTATCGCGCGGCGGATGTCATGAACGCCGAAGCGGTGATTAACTTTGCTATCCGTTACCGAACGGACATCAAACCAGGGATGTGGGTGCGCTTTAGGGATGAGAAATGGTACATCAGCACCTTGGGTGAGTATGGATTCAAACGCAAATACCTGGGATTGAAAGCGTCCGTCTCCAAGGGGGTCAGCGGATGAAACAGGTGCAGCAAGCCCTGTCCAGCCTGGGAATCCCTGTGTTCGCTGGCATCTGGCGGGCGACCTCCAGCAATCCCAACGCCCCGGAGCAGTACCTCGTGTACTCAACCACCACCAAGGAAGAAACACACTTTGACGATCGGGTGATCGCGACCCGCACCTTTGTATATCTGAACCTCTGGAGCGCGGGAGACCCTACTGGGACAGCAGCTTTGGTCCGTAACGCCATGTACGCCGCAGGATTTGGCATGGTGGAAGAAACCGACCGGGGCTATAACGAACCTGCCTATGACGTGGGCACGCGGATGTACACGGTGCACTGGACCTGGAGCCTGTACGAGGAGGTCAATCGTGGCGATTGAATTACGCGGCTTTGATGACCTCCAGGACGACCTGATCAACATGGCAGCAGCCCTGGAGCAAGGCCCGGGCGTGAACCGTGCATTGCAGGCAGGGGCCGCCCCCATCGAGGAACAGATGCTGCATAACGCGTCCACGGACCCCAAGATCATCTCCGGAGACCTGCATGATTCGATTCGAACCGGGAGTGTGAAGAAGAAGCGGGACGGCGGCAAACGCATCACCATTGGCGTGCACCACAGCGAACGTGGTGCATTTTATTCAAACCCGGTCGAGTTTGGGCACGGTGGACCGGCACCTGCGCCCGCGCATCCCTTTGTACGGCCTGCCTTTGACGTGAAAGCACCGGAGGCTTTCGAGGAAATGAAGCGCGTCCTGCGGGACGAAATAAGCAACAAATAAAGGAGAAACCCTATGCCAGCAACCGCATCGCCAATCGTGTCCAGCACGGTGGGCCTTAAAAACATGGTCATCGCACCGCTGACGGTGGATACGGAGACCACAATCACCTATGGCGCCCTTCAACTGGTCGCCGGCGCCATTGAAGCGACCATCACCCCGGAGAACAGTGACCCCGAGGTCCAGTACGCAGACGACATTGAGTTTGATGTCCTCTACCCAGACCCCGAGCTCTCCTTCAAGACCAAGATGGCGGACATCCCGCTACAGATCCAGGAAGCGATCTTTGGCAACCGGATCGATGACAAGGGTGTCCTGGTGCGCGCCTCGGTGGACAAGCCGCCCTATTTTGCTGTGGGGTTCAAGTCTGAGAAGGCCAACGGTAAGTTCCGCTATGTCTGGCTGTACAAGGTCAGGGCCAAGCCGATCACCGAGACCTATGCGACCAAGGAGGGCGGCACCATTACCCGACAGACGGGTGAAGTGGAGTGGACCGCCATCAAGCGCACCCATGATGGTCTCTACCAGGCCGTCGCGGATGAGGGCGAGAACGGCTTTACCGCTGTCTTGGGCGCTACCTTTCTGGACACGGTCTATGACCCGACCTTCACCGTCACACCCTGATAAACCCATAACAGCACTGCCGCTCAGTTGGATTCTGGGCGGCAGTGCTTCCTTTGAAAGTGAGGGATTCCATGGTTACATGTACCCTGAGTGATAAGAAGTACAGCGTGGACTTTGTGTCCGGCCGCGCGCTGAGAGAGATGGAGCCTGCGTCCAAGATGTATGGAAGGCTGGTCGCCTTGTCAAAGGCTGCGGTGGAAGGGCAGGAGGTCAAGGACGAAGGCCTGACGATCCCCGAGGCGCTGGACACCATGGTCAAGTGGTTTTGCATTCTCTTTGGTAACCAGTTTTCTCCCGATGCGGTGTATGACCACTATCCAGCCGACCGCCTGATGCACGACATCGCGCTGGCCATCATGGCGGTGCAGGCGCAGACCACGGAGGTGCTGGACGCTTTCCCTACCAAGCCGGTAAGCCAGGAGGCGCAGGAGATCCTGGAGGAACAGAGCCTGACACCCTGACCTTACCGGAGTATGTGTACGCGACCTATAACACGCTGTTGAAGTCAGGCTGGCGCATGCAGGAGATCGACCAGATGGACATGCTCGGATTCCTGCGGCTCAGGGCCTGGGATGCAAAGAGGGAACAGAAGCGTCTTGAGCCAAAGAATACCTTCATTGATGAAATCTGGCCTGCAATGAATCCCAATGCGTTATTGCATTAATTCCTTAGTTGAATTTGGCACTTAGCAGAGAACCATCTACCGCGTTGAACACCGCATATGCTTCATATGCCTCATTTTCGGTATCGTAGTAGTTCACCAGCCAGGCAGGGGTCATCACGAGGCCCTGCTTGTCATCACGGGCAGTTGCATAGACCAGTTCAATGCTGATGATTTTCTTAACGGTCATGTCTGAGAACCTGGAGCGTGCGATTTCAGCTGGCAATTGTTCCAGGATGGTTTCAGGCGCAAGCAGTTTCTCAGGCGTGGTCAACAAGTCGCCCTTCTGGTAGGCATCGCGCAAGGTAAGTTTGACAATTCCTTCATGGGTCACATAGGCTGCTACTTCAAAGGCGCCATCGCTGCCCTTGCTCAAGGCGTTCTCGTATACCAGGTAGTAGCCTTCGTTAGCTTCTGTCACCTTGGTATAGTCAAACACCGGCGCGTTGGAGGGATTGTTGTCCTGCCGGATCCACCGGTTCTCACTCTCCCCCAAGGCTTTGATACGGGAAACATCCATGTCCAAAGCGAAAACGCGGGTATAGCCGGTAACATCCAATTCCGCCAGCAAGGCCTCTACCTGGTCTTCAGCGGATTCCAGGGAGATGTTTGAAAGCTCGGTCCGATGCAGCAACAGGTCGCCGGGCATCTCCTCGCCATGATACCAGCCAAACTTTGCGCTGGCGGCCAGGCTGCCCGCTTGGTTGCTCAAGGTGCGCGAAGGGGTATCCTGAGCTGGCAAATCGGGCTCTTTGTAGTTCACGTTGTAAGTGCCCTGATGTTCATTATAGAAGACGGCTTCAGGCGCCCAATCAAGGATCGACCCATCCTCAAACCTCACAGTGGATTGGTCGCGCTTGGCGATGCTGCTTTGATTGAACAGTTCAGGCCGGATGCTTGCGCCAAAGTCACGTTCCTGTGCCTTGTAGACGGGCAAGGTGCCAGTTTCCTTGAACTCATCCGGTACGAGGAGTTCAAACCCGTCTGTGACAATTTGTTGTTCTGTTTCCGAAGTATCCGGCAGTTTGGTTTGTGCAACCACGATTTCCGGTTTAATTTTTACAAACCATTCTTTCGAACCTGTGTCTGACACTGCAGTAAGTTGCAGGGTAATGCTCTCACCCTCCCCAATCACCAGGCCATAGCTGACTTCAAAGGAATGCAGAATGCTTCCATCCGGCTGCTTCTCATCCCCATAGCCAACCACTTTAACCGGGAGAAGCTCCCCCTCATCAACACCGATTCGATCCACGTGGATGAGGGCTGTGTCCGCCCCTTCGCCCTTTACAGCAACCAGGCCGTAGAGCCCGCGGTTTTGGTAAACCACTTCCTTCATTTGGAAGGTCACGCTACCGACTTCAACGGAATCCTCAGGCAAAGCAACCTTGCCCTGCTCCAGCCATGCCTGTGTCTCCTTGCCATACTGGCTGCCAAAGAATTCCGCTACCTGCGAGTGAAAAGCCGCGTAAGCCAAGGCCGTGGTTGCAACAATGATTAAGGCTGCAACTGCGAGTGTTCTGATTGAGAATCGTTTCATTTTTTCTTCCTCCTTGACGGAGTGCGCAGCGTTCATCAGTGTCCGCTTAACATCTTCAGGCGTCACAGGAAAAGCGTCCCTGAGGTCAAAATCCTTCCTGTCCATTATTCCAACTCCTTCTTTAACTGCTTCTTTGCGCGATGGATTCTTCCACGAACCGTTGAAGCCGGCAGACGCAGTACACTGGCGATTTCATTGTCGCTCATGCCCTCTGAATACCTCAGTACCAGGGGGATGCGATAGGTTTCCGGCAAGGTCTCCAGCACCATCATCAAGGTTCGGTCTTCTTGAAACACGGCGCTTTCCGGAAGGCTTTCCATCAGGACGATTCTTCTGCGCTTTCTTTGGATGTTTCGGCACTCGTTGATCAATATCCGTGTCAACCAGGTTGTAAAGCGCTCTTTATCCCTGAGAGTGTGTCGCTTCTCCCATGCCTTCAATGCCGCTTCCTGCAAGGCATCCTTGCAATCCTCGTCATTGCGCAGGATGGTAAGCGCAACCCGGTACAGCATATCGCTGTGCGCTTCAATCTGACTGACATAGTACGATTTCTCCACTGAGCACTTCCTTGATGTTTTTGGAACGTTCCACCCATTAGACGGATAAGGAGGTATCTTCCTCACGCTAGTTCAAAAATAATTTATTCAGTAAACACTCTTCATTCGTTTTGAGGTGCGATCACTAATTAAACGAACGACTGCAATCTAACAATTCTGCAGTCGTTCATCCAAAAAGTGCTTGAGGTTGGTCAATAGGTGTCATGATCCAGTAAGAAGTCCAGCAAATTGACAATCTTGATCCCATCCTGGGACTCAATAAAACTCCGGTCCATGGACAGCACCATCTTCTCATGATGATCAGGAATGCTCATGAGGGGACGCAGCTCACGCTCCCGGACATCCGGCGATAGGAGCGATTCTGCAACCTGGATATATATTTTGCGCTGTGGAGTTTGCGCGATGAAATCAACCTCCTGGTCTCCCACTTTGCCAATGCTCACCCGATACTGCCGGCGCATCAACTCCAGGAAGACGACATTCTCCAGTGCATGACCCCGGTCTGCATCCCGTAAACCCAGGAGCATGTTCCGAAATCCCAGATCCACAATGTAGTGCTTCTCCAGTGTTTTTAGGAGTTGCTTCCCTTTTATGTCATAACGCTGGACGCCGTAGAAAATATAAGCGTTCTCCAGCATGGAGATGTAGCGATCCACGGTCTTGGCAGCAACAGTTTGACCGGACTTGCCCTTAACGCCTGTGGCGATCTCACCTTCAGAGGAGAGCACCTTGCCAATGCTAAACGGGGAGTTAATGCTGCCAATGCTGTCGCTTAGGAAGGCAACCACCTTCTGCAGGAGGCTTTGGTCGCCGATTTCGTTGTACTGCAGCACATCCTGCAAAATGACAGTGGAATAAATGCCCTGCAAGGTGTTGTAGATTGTCGGGAGGTGAAAGTCAAACTGCCGCAGCACTGGCATGCCACCAATCTGCAGGAAGCGCACAAATCGCTCCTCCATTGATGTGCCGGATTCAAACTCATGGAAGTCCAGGAATTCCTTGAAGGATAAAGGCAGCATCTGGATCTCCACATACCTGCCCGCCAACAAGGTGGACAGCTGTGAGGATAGAAAGTATGCGTTTGATCCGGTGATGTAGATGTCCACATCGTGATCCAATCGCAGAGACTCGATGGCCTTTTCCCAGCCAGTCACTGTTTGAATTTCATCAAAGAAGAGGTAGTGCTTGCCAGGGGACTGGATGCCCTCTTTGATGTGTTGGTAAAACGACATGTAGTCCATCAGCTCTTGATACTGCAGAGACTCCATGTTCATGTGGATGATGTTCTTTTCGGAGATGCCTTGCTTGCGCAGTTCTTCCACCATCAGCAACATCAGCGTTGACTTGCCACAGCGCCGGATACCCGTGACAATCTTCACCAGGTCGCTATCCTGATAAGCCAATAACTGCTTAAGGTAGTTTGGGCGTCCAAGGTATTTCTTTGGCATGTGCTCACCTCCTGATTCTGTCACCAAGGTAAGGCAATAGGCATCCAAAGTCAAGAAGTTTTGGACTTCAAAGTCTAAAACTTTTCGTGTTGAGGATTTTTGGACTTCAAAGTCTAAAACTTTCAAGCGCATGAATCCGAGAAGAAATCGATTCCTGGTGCAGATTAATCCTTTAGTTACATAGGCTCCCGCGATCATGCTTAACAGATTTCCGATATTTTACCGTAAAACTTTCCATCTGTTTAATTTACAAGTCTGAGAAAGCTCACCATGCAAGTTGTGGCATTTTCACCGTGCAAGTTTTGACGATTTCACCGTGCAAGTTTTGAAAATCGACTTGCCTCACGGTACCTGCTACTTTCACCCCTGCAATGAATGCAGGATGTGAAGAAAACTCATGATTTCACAACATAAAACTAGCAGTTAATGCACCATCTTTCAGTTTTGGCAACACCCCAAAACTGAATACTGGTGTATTTACGGTCTGTTTTCCCAGTATCGGCCCAATCGTAGCCAGTAATTGTGCCGATACTTGGGTGATTGAGCCGATTCTTCTAAAGTTTTCGACTTCAAAGTCTAAAACTTCTGATTCCCGAGAACTTTTGACTTCAAAGTCTAAAACTTTTCTTCTTGTGCCCCCCGGAATGAATCATTGGAGGTGCCCTCATGAGCGAAGTCCTGCGCGAGCTGGTGGTAGCGCTCTCCCTGGACAGCGACAACTTCTCCAGGAACCTGCGCACCATCAACCAGCAGATCAAGGAAGCGGAGAGCAGCTTTCGTTTAGCGGGGGCTGGGGTAGCGGGCTTTGAGAAGAGTATCCAGGGGACGGAAGCGAGGCTGACCCTGCTGTCCGCCAAGCAGAAGGAGCAAACCCGTGCGGTTGACCAGTATTCGCGAGCGCTGGTGCAGACCAACCAGAAACTGACGGACTCCTTCTCCCGCCAGGAAAAGATGAAGCAGTCGCTCGAACAGGCGCGCGTGGAGTATGAGCGCCTCAAAGGTGAAGTGAACGCGGCAGGCCAGCAGTACAACCGCCTGCGTGCCTCCCTGGGGGACGCGGACTCCGCGACGATTGCCGCCAAGCAGAACCTGGAAAGCTTCAAGGCAGAGAGCCTTGCAGCAAGGGACAAAGTCAAGCTCCTGGAAGGCCAGATCAAGTCCAACACCAAGACCCTGCAAAACAACGCGGATGCCGTGTCCAAGGCTGCAACCAATCTCAATAACGCCAAGGCAGAGCTCAAGGCCACCGAGGCCGAGCTCAAGAAGCTGACCCAGGAGCTGTACCAGCAGCAGTCCGCCTGGACCAAGGCTGGGGATCACCTGACCGCCTTCGCCAAGAAGAGCGAGAAGATTTCGAAGTCGCTCGTGTCCGCAGGCCGGGGATTCTCCCGCGCCCTCACCACGCCCATTCTGGCGCTTGGGGCTACGGCCATCAAGTCATCCATCGACTTTGAGAGCGCCTTCACCTCGGTTCGCAAAACGGTGGACGCAACGGAAGAGGAGTTTGCCTCCATATCGGGTGCCATCAAACAGATGTCCACCCAGGTGGCTGCGTCCGGCACGGATATTGCTGAGGTTGTTGCAGTCGCAGGTCAGATGGGTATTTCCAACGAGCACCTGATGACTTTTGCCAAGACAATGATCGACCTGGGCAACAGCACGGACATCGTGGCCAATGACGCCGCCCTGACCCTGGCCAAGTTCGCCAACATCGCGGACATGAACCAGGCGGAGTTTCAGAATCTGGGCTCCACGCTGGTTGACCTGGGCAACAACTATGCCGCCACCGAGTCCCAGATCCTGGAGATGTCCATGCGCCTGGCCGGTGCCGGGCACCAGGTAGGTTTGAGCGAAGCGCAGATCCTGGGTTTTGCGACAGCCCTCTCTGCCGTCGGCATTGAAGCGCAGATGGGCGGCTCGGCCTTCTCCAAGGCCCTGGTCAAGATGGAGGTCGCTTCAGAGACTGGCGGCCAGGCCTTGAAGGACTTTGCACAAGTGTCCGGAATGACTGCTCAGCAGTTTAAAACGCTCTGGGACAGCAACCCGGCCGAAGCCTTCCAGGCTTTCATTGGCGGACTGGCCAAGATGGACGAGGAAGGCGCCAGTGCGATCGCCACCCTCGCTGATATTGGGATCGCAGAAGTGCGTTTGCGGGATACCCTGATGCGCGCGACCAATGCGACTCAGTTGTTCCGGGACACACAGGTGACTGCGAACAAGGCCTGGCAGGACAACAGCGCCTTGACGGTGGAAGCCAACAAGCGGTACGCCACCA